GCCTAAAGCTGAACCCGTTGAAGAAATCGAAGAAGAAGCAGGAGAATAAGCATGGATAATGCCCAACTTGCTAAAATTAAGCGTCGGTTGGGTATTGATCTAACCGACACAAAAGAAAATGACTTGTTAAATGATTTAGTTGAAGATGCTGAAAGCTACTTCAAATCACTTACTGGTTCGGTTTATATTGACAGTAAGTATAATTTTATGATTGAAAACGTTGTTTATAAGCTATACGGACGGAAAGGTTCGGAAAGTGTTGCTACTGAAACAGTTGACGGATATTCAGTAACTTATCAAGACTTTGACAACCTATTCAAGCCTTACATGGCTATTTTGAATAAAGATTTTGGTCTTGACGGTTCACAACGTCAACGTGGAAAGGCAATCTTTCTATGAAAACTCCGCACAGAATAACGCTCGTAAGAGGGAAAGGCGTTGCTAAGTACAATCCGGAAACGGATAGCTACGACAACCAAGCTGAACAAACTGTAACTGTTCCATGTTTTGTGAATTTTATTCAAAAAGCCAAAGTCTTTGAACTATACGGCAGTCGTTCAGATGTCGTTATGATATGCAGATTTCAGCAAGAACAAAAACCGTTCTTGTATGCAATCTATGACGGCTTCAAGTATGAACAGATAGATAGCGTAGAAGCTTCAAAATGCTCTGTACGGCTCAAAAGGACGGTCAAGGTATAAATGGGCGCAAGTATTGAATGGCGAGGCTTAGAAACGCTAATAGCCTCAGTAAAAAACGCTTCACCGACAACAATCAGACAAACTTTACAAGTTTTGAAAAATAACGCTGAGAAAGGGAAGAATGTTGCTCACGGTCTTGCTCCTGAAGATACCGGATTTTTAAAAGACCATATAAGTGTTTCATATCATGGTACAGAAGCATGGATAAAAGGAAGTGCAGCCTATACAGGTTATCAAGAGTTTGGTACACGTTATATGGCTGGTAAACCACACTTCAGACCAATGCTTGAGCAAATTATACCAGAGTTTCAGAAAGACATGGAGGATGTTATGAAAGGGGCGTTTAAATGACACCTAATCACGATCTATTCAGGAAGATATTTGCTATCAGCGATGCAAGGGTTGATACATACGATTATTTGCCCAATGCTGATGCAAGTTATCCGTTTGTTTATGTTGGTGAAAATAACGGCTCAGACACGCCCAACAACGACTTGATTGGCACAGCAAGGCAAACAGTCCATATTTATGGAATACGAGCAGATAGAGCCAAAATAGACAACATTTCAGCCTATCTTGAGAATGTATTGAAGCATTTGAAAGAGGGGTATGAGTATAATTTCAATCATCGAACAACAGAAAAACAAGTCATCGCAGATAATACAGATGTCCAGCCGTTGCTTCATATCGTGCTGGACTTTACTTATAATTACACCAAAAAGGAGAAATAATAAATGGCAGATTTAATTTTGGGGAAAGACGTTATTGCCTTTTTCCGTCGCTATGCTGACCGCACAAAACAAGATGCGGGTAAAGTACGTTTCCAATCTGAACTTTCAATCAAACAAGAAAAAAACGTAGAAAGCACAAAAACAAAAGACGGCGTTGTTAACTCAATCTCAGACGGAGAAACAAGCGGTGAATTTAAGTCACTCGCTTACCGTGAAGACGGCGACACCGTGAATATGTGGAAAGAAATGCGCAAATGGTTCAAAGCAAACGATAAAATCGAATGCTGGATCGTTGACCTCGGAAGCAAGAAACAAGTTGAAGGCGTTGATAAGTATGACGTTGAATACTATCAAGGCTACTTTAAGAACTTTGAATTGTCAGCACCGTCAGACGACAAGGTTGAGTTGTCTTATGAAGTCGCTATTGACGGAAACGGTATCTTACATACTGACAAGTTGACTGAAACACAAAAACAAGCAGTCGCAAGCGCACAATACAACTACCACACACTCGAAAAAGAAACAGACGGAACTGGCGTTCCGGTTTAATAGTGGTATTTACAAGGGCAATTTATTTGCCCTTTATTTTTTTACTTAAAGGAGAAATAAAAACATGATTTTAAAAATTGGAGAACGTGATTACACTTTACGCTTTGGCCTTGGATTCTTGCGAGAAATGAACAAACTTCATTCTGCTGAACTTGAGGGAATTAAAACTGGATATGGTGCAATGACTTTGCTCAACGCTGGACAAGCGCTTAATGATCCAATGGCTTTTGTGGATATTATCAAAGCCGGAACAGTAACCGAAGCACAAAAACCAAGCAATGAAGCAATCGAAAAATTCTTGGAAGATTTGATTTTGAATGACGAATACGACAAGACAATTAACGAAATTGTGGCAGAGTTAAAAGCATCTCCCCTACTCAAAAAAGCCATGAACCTAGTAGAGTAAGGGAGAATCAAGGTTCAAACTTTGGCTATGATGAAGCAATAGCGCTACTCATAGCAAGACACAATATGACCTTTTTAGAAGCTTCACGGACTACGCTAGAAGAATTTGAAATCTATAATATGGCTTATCTTATTCAACAAGAAGATATGCGCTACCATTCAGCTATTCAAGCGTGGTTCAATCAAACTGTCCAAGCTACCAAAGGCAAAGGCAAAAGCGCAAGGTCAGCTTATAAGACGTTTGACGATTTTTACAATCATAAAGACGAGTTTGACAAGATTTTCAACAAAGAAGAAGTCAAACAAGTCAACAATAAACGATTGAGCCTTGCTGATAGAAACAGAAGGCTTAATCAATTATTAAAAGAAAGGGGGTAACTCATGGGAGCAAATTTTGACGTTACCGCCGTTTTAAAAGCCAATGTTTCAGATTTTTCTAGTGGCTTGAAAGATGCGCAAACGTCTATTCAAAATTTGAAATCACAGACATCGGCAAGCCTTGACAAGATAAGCGACGGGCTTTCATCTTTTGGCGCATCAGCAATGAAGCTAGGAGCTGGATTGACTGCCGGATTGACTGCTCCAGCAGTTGCGGGAGTCACAAAGATTATAAAATCTTATGCTGATCTAGAGCAATCTTTAGGCGGGGTTGAAACGCTTTTCAAAGATAACGGAACAAGTGCTATTGGACTTGCTAAAAAGTACAATATCACGGCACAAGAAGCGCAAAAGTTGTACGACACTATGGAAGCAAAAGGCGCTAGCGTTATTTCAAACGCAAATAAAGCTTTTAAAACCGCTGGTGTAAGTGCGAATGATTACATGCAACAAGTTACGTCATTTTCTGCTACATTGCTTCAAGGTTTGGGCGGTGATACAGAAAAGGCTGCGCAATATGCAGATAAGGCACTCGTTCAAATGGCAGATAACGCCAATAAAATGGGTACTAATATGTCCGATATCCAAAACGCTTATCAAGGTTTTGCGAAGGACAACTATACGATAAACAAACTAATGTCCGTTGCGTAAGTAATTACGCAAATGAGTGTGCGTGAACCTTTATCAAGGGTGTGAGATTGAAAAATCTTGCTAACGGGGGAAACCTAAGTCAAAAAGATATGGCAATCCCGTGCCAAGCCTAGAAATAGGAAGGTGTAACGACTATCGGTTCGTCACCGAGTACGGCAACTATTGATACGTTGTTGGAAGTGCGCACCAACTAACAAAAATCAAGCATAACAAGTTGTATTTATAACCATAACATGATATAATAGACATATATACATGAGAGGTACAAACAAATGCAATGGAAAGTTATAGACGAAAGACCAAGATACCTTGTAAGTGAAAACGGAGAGGTAAAAAACTCTAAAACGGGTAGAATTTTAAAAGCTAGAGTTGGAACGGCTGGTTATGAACAAATAATGTTAGGTAGAAAAACATCACCTTTATACGTTCACAGACTAGTCGCTAAGGCTTTTATACCGAACCCTGACAATTTACCACAAGTTGACCATATCAACGGCGTTAAAACCGATAATCGAGTGGAAAATTTAAGGTGGGTGTCTGTTTCAGAAAATTGTTGGTCTTTTGGTTATCACGAAAGAAAAGAAAACCGTAAGAAGAAAGTAAAGGCTTCAAATGGTAAAGAAACTATCATTTTCCCGTCAAGAAATGAAGCATCAGAGTATTTTGATTCAGATAAATCAAATTTAAAATATAATCATCTGTTCAAAAAA